TGGCACCTGTGTTATAATAGAACCTTTTCAACCAACAGATAGAGGACAACACCATGAACAAGCAACGCCGCGCCAAAGTAGAAGCCGAACTGCTCGCCGTCCGCACCGCGATCGAAGCCCTGCGCTTCGCGATGGACAACCTGAAAGACCTCGCGACTGAGGAGCAAGACTGCTTCGACAACATGCCCGAAGGCCTGCAAGCGTCCGACAACGGCCAGCGCATCGAGGAGATCGCCCAAGCGTTCGAGTCGGCCAACGATTCGCTCGAGTCCGCGATCGACGACCTCGATTCGGCCGCCGAAGAAATCGGAGAGGCGGTGAACCAATGATCGACTTCGCACCACTTAACGAGCACTCTCCCCGTCCCGTGGCAGACCCCAACTACGTGCCTTGGTGGGCAAAAGGCGAGTACGCCCGTGCCAACGGCACGAAATACACGACCGAATCGGGCGTCGTAATCGTCGGCGGCAAGGCCACCGGAAGGCTTCCCGTGGCACCGAGACCCGCCCCGGTACCTAAGGTCCAACCCCGAGTGGCGAGCGTCCCCGAGACCCCAAGGAAGGCCCCGGCGACCCCTCGGGAACCGGATCTGGCCCAGCGGCTGGTGGCCCAGTGCCCCTTCCCCGTCTTGCGCGTCGCCCTGTGCAACGAGTACGGCATCGATCCGGCGATCCTGCTGAACGCCCCGAACAACGGCGTCGCGACGATGCGACTACTCAACGCACTGCGCAAGGCCTTGCGTGAAAAGGCCTCGTAAGGTACAATCGGCCCCATGGCCGACCACATCATCATTCTGCTTGCCTTCCTCGCGTTCGGGGTGGGCACGCTGTTGTGGGCGATTCACGAACTGCGGCAGGACCTGCGAAATGAGCGGGACGACCATCCACCGAAGCCCACGGAAGACGCTTGAGATATGCTAAGCTATTACCATACCGGTACTATACCCTCCAGCGCAAGGAAGACCCCAAGGAAGGCCTCGGAGAGGTATCGGAGCGACTGTGCGACTGCCTGAGCAGAAGCTCTACGACTGGCTGGTCCGCAAAATCGGCCACTGGGCACTGCTGGAGCGTGTCGAGAACCGGGTGAAAAAAGACACCCCGGACCTGTACATCAGCGTCCGGGCCTCGCCCTGCACCGACGACCGCCCGCTCACCGGCTGGATCGAACTGAAATGCCTTGACGCCTTCCCCGTCAAAGCCACCACCACCGTCAAGCTTGCGCACTGGACCAACGGCCAACGCTACTGGGCGATCCGGCACCAAACGTACGGCGGCAACACGTGGCTTGTGGTCCAAATCGGGGACGAAGTCTTCGTGTTCAACGCGGCGGAGCTGGCCACCAACGACTGGACTCAAGCCGAGTGGCGTTCGTACAGCGTGCGACTCGACAAAAAAGCCTGTAGCACCGAGGACGTACTTGTAGCACTGCGCGAATTCGTGGTTTAATACGGACTCGTGGTGAATCTTGGCCCGTGGATCATATTCTGCGATGTAGGATGGAGCAACATCTGGAATGCCGGGTGCCATCCGCCACCACTCTCTCAGCGCAAAGCTGAGGGACAGGGTCATCAGGCCCGTGGACCGAGTCAAAGACTGACACCGTGTTCCACCGTTCCAGCAAGATGGAACGCACAATGGAACGCTCCTCCCATTCGAAAAAAGACCCGGTGTTCCATTGTTACATGCGCACGCGGGGGTACTGCCTTGTCAACGGCATGGTTTGAGGCGGGGGGTATTAGATGGAACAATGGTACACGGGCTGTGTGTCTCGAAACCCGCGTCGGACGGGGCTTGTGAGGCAGTGGTGCGTTCCATCACCGTTCCATCATTGTGGAACAAACGGGGGTCTCCAGACGTCGAATATTCCTCCACCACCACTTAGGGCTTCTCTTAGGACTTCTCACGTGTGCGCACGAAAGCGTTATAACTCCGTGTTATGCTGAGCCTCAGTCTCATAACTCAGCTGTAGACAAAGCCGGGTATTGTGTGCCGTGCGGCTTTTGTGGTTTAATTCGCTCCATGGCCTTTAATGACGATCTTAAACTGTTAACAGACATCGGACCCGAAACGATCGCCGAATACGAGCGTCGTGCTGGAATCTCTGTGCAAACATTGCTGGACGCTATCGTCCGTGACCGCGTGCGGCATCCGCCAAACTCGGCCAGTCACATGGCACACACGAAAGAGTGCAACGACCCCACGCTCAAAGCGACTGGCGATCTGGCTTTGCTTGAAGAGACCAAAGCGTATAAAATGCTGGTCATCATCGCCGAATTCCGTGATGGTCCACCCGAATCGCGTTTCTCTCTGCGTCATGCGTACAACACGGCGGGCATCCACCGGCAAACGCTGATCGGCTGGCGCGGTGACCACAAGCTGTTCGACGGTATCATGGACAGCATTCAGGAAGAAATGGTTGATACGATGCGTGCCGAAGCTTATCGTCGCTCAGTGGTGGGACACGACGAGCCGATCGTGCATCAGGGCGTCAAAACGGGCGAGACCGTGAAAAAGTTCAGTGATTCACTGCTCCAGTTCACCCTCATGGGGTACGACGCGAAATTCCGCTCGAAAGACGTCAATATGAACGTGTCGGGCCAGCTTGACTCGAACATCAACATCGAAGGTCTCCGTGATCGCCTTGCCCAACGTCTTAACTCGCGCTCAAAGGCGGAGTAAAAAGTCGACTATCGTCGATTCGGCGAACTGGCACGAGTTCGTGGACGAGTTGTCGGACCGCGAAGCACTCGAACTTTTCTACGACTGGCCCACGTGGGCGAGGCACAACCAGACGATCCCACCGGGCGACGACTGGACCATTTGGATGATCCTCGCTGGGCGTGGCTGGGGCAAAACCCGATGTGGTGCCGAATTCGTGCGCTATCACGCTGAGAACGGACTGGCTGGCCGCATTGCACTCATTGCCGAAGACGCGGGCGACGCACGCGACGTGATGGTTGAAGGCGAATCTGGCATTTTGGCCATCTCGCACCCCAAATGCAAGCCGGTGTTCGTTCCATCGAAGCGGCGACTCGAGTGGCCCAATGGCGCGATCGCCACGATCTACTCGGATAACGACCCCGAGACACTGCGCGGACCACAGCACGATTTGGCTTGGGTGGACGAACTGGCGAAATTCCGCAATGCGGAGGACATGTGGTCCAACCTGATGTTCGGCCTGCGACTGGGACAAAAGCCCCGCGTTTGCATCACCACGACACCAAAGCCCATCCCAATCGTCCGTCGCCTAATTAGTGAGGAGCGTGTCATCGTCACTACGGGCACGACGCACGAGAATTTTAATAACCTCGCACCCACGTTTCGCGACGAAATCGTGTCGCAGTACGAGGGCACACGCATTGGGCGGCAGGAGCTGTACGCGGAGGTCATCGACCCCGAAGACTACGGCATCGTCAAGCGCGAGTGGTTCAAGCTGTGGGACGCGAGCAAGCCACTGCCCGATTTCCTCTACGTGCTCCAGTCCTACGACTGCGCGTACACTGAAAAGACGCAAAACGATCCGACCGCGTGCAGTGTGTGGGGCATCTTTCGGCCGAATGAGGACAGCGGGCTTTGCGCGATGCTCATCGACTGCTGGGAGGACTTCCTCGCGTACCCGGACCTGCGGCCCAAGATCATCGACGAGTACGGCTCGATCTACGGCGAACCCGGCAAAAAGGTGGACCTCGTGCTCGTCGAGGACAAGGCGTCGGGCATTAGCATTTTGCAGGACTTACAGCGTGCTGGTGTGCCGTGCCGTGCCTACAACCCGGGCCGCGCTGACAAAGTACAGCGTTTGCATCTGGTCGCCAACATCATTGCACACGGCCGCGTCTACATACCCGAATCGCTCGTCCATCCGGGCCAGCCGCGCGACTGGGCAGAGCCGCTGGTCAGCCAAGTGTGTTCATTCCCCGAGGCAGATCGGGACGACCTGACCGACACACTGTCCCAAGCACTGCGACTGCTGAAAGACATGTCGTTCCTGCAAATCGATCCGATCCCACCGGACAACGACTACGTGGACGACGAATACAGACCCAACCGAGGGAACCCTTATGCCCAATAACTACATGGACTTCGTTGACGAGTTCAAAGCCGGATTACAGCCGGCCGACATTCTGACCCTTTTGGCTGGTCTGCGCAATACGGTGCCAGTGTATGCCGCGCTGGGTGCAACAGGCACGAACGAGGGTCACGATGAGGAGCTGGCTAGACGCCGTGGGCCGCGCACGATGCCCGCACCGCCGACTATCGATCCAGTAGAGTCCAATCGTCGTGCGCAGATGGACTTCGAAATGCAGTACCCCGATCCACGCATTCGTGAATTGCTGATCGCCGAAATGCTCAAGGAGTCGCGCAATCCGTACAGTGCGACGACCGCTACGCGACGCCGCGATTTCGAAGAGGCACCGATGTCGGCTCAGCAGTACATGAGTGCCGCACCGAAGAAGAAGAAATTCGCCAATGGTGGTGCAATTGATTTCACCATTCCCGATATGCAGGACGGTGGACGCTTCATTCCCGACCCACAGCCCTACAACAAAGGCGGCGGCGTGAAAAAGACGCTGGACCAGATGATGGCGGAGATGGCACAAAAAGGCACCAAACTGGCGGACAAGCCGGACCTTGCACGCCGTGGATTTCTCGGTCTTGGTAAGGCGTCGGATTTCCCACTGGCAAAGCTCGATACCAAGGCACTGGAGAAAATGCAGTCCGAGTTGAAGGGCGCACCGACCATCACCGAGAAATCCGTGACTATCGACCCCGGCAAAGGCGCGGCAAAGTCCACACTCAAATCGCTGAGTGAAACGCCAATGACAAGGCGCGAAGTCCTGCAATCTGCCGCTGGTCAAGCACTGCGTGGTGTGTTGCCTGAACTGGGTGGCTTGGGTAACGTAGCCAAAGCGGTAGAGTCCGTGGCTCCGCAAGCGTACGAAGCATCAGCGATTCCCGGACTCATGGCCGCATTGATGCGCACTGGCAT